GTGGCTGCTGCCACCAGCGAGGGCGGGCAGTTCTACAACGGTATGCTGGAGGCCAGCCAGACCTTCAACGGCAGGCTGTCCACCCTGACCGATAACACGAAGGCTCTGCTGGGTGCGCTGTCTGATTCGTTCTATTCGTCGCTGTCCGACCTGCTTCCGGTCGCAAACGATGTTGTTCTGGCACTGACGGATGCGTTTACGGAGGGCGGCGTCCCTGCAATGATGGACACCGCAGCCGAACTGCTGGACAGCTTCGCCGACGGACTGATACAGAAGATACCCGATGCTGTATCTGCTGTTTCTGACCTTCTGACTGAGCTGCTTAACTATCTGGCAGATCATCAGGATGATATTTTCGACAGCGGTGTCCAGCTGCTGGAAAATCTCATCATCGGTATCACGGACAGTCTGCCAGACCTCATCACAGCGGCAGCGAACCTTATTGCCCGGTTTGCCGCTGCCCTCGTTTCCCATCTGCCCGACATTCTGAAATGTGGTGCAGCAATGCTCACCACACTGGTAGACGGCATCTTTTACAGCATCGAAAAACTGCTTGAGGCCGCCTATGCCTGCATCGCCAAACTTATCGGTGCATGGGACGGCAGCATGGAGGAATGGGGACATATCGGCGAAAACATCGTCCGATGGATTATTTCCGGTATCTCCAATCTGTGGGGGACGCTTACTTCCTTTGTCCAGCAGAAAATCTCTGCACTCATCAACGGAACGACCGCCACAGTAAGTGATAGCATACAAGAAACTGTCTCCACTAAGTCCAACACCACCACGGACGCAGACCGTCAGCGCCGCCAGCAACTGCATGAAAGCCGCGTGCAGAGATCTCAGGCATCCACCGGGACTACAGACGCGGCGGCATCTGCCACCGCTGCTGCCGCTGCGGCCGCCTCTGCCGCCAAGAGCACCAAGAAGGCCACGGCGGACATCATCAAATCCATCAGCGACACCACCACGGCGGTCAAGGACGGCGTGACCACCACCACCGAGACCGTCACCGAGACACTGTCCAACGGCACCACCCAGCAGAAGCAGACCATCACCTCCACCAGCCGAGAGATGGTGGACGGCGTCCTCAAGGACATCAAGACCGTGGAGACCATCGCGGCGGACGGCAAGCGGACGGTCAGCCAGACCATGGAGACCGTGCGGGACGTGGTGGTCACCGTGACCGCCAGCAGCACGGCTATTGTGGACGGCATCAAGACCACCACCCAGACCGTGACCAAGACCCTCGCGGACGGCACCACCGAGCAGCAGCAGATCATCACCCAGACGCAGGATAAGGTCATCGACGGGGCGCTCCGCACGGTGGAGACCGTCAAGACCATCGCCGCCGACGGCACCGAGCAGGTGGCCGAGACCATCAAGGACAGCGCCGCCAAGACACTGGACGGCCTCTGGTCTGTCCTCAAAGACCGCGCCAACGAGGGCGTCCTCGGCACGGTGGATACCCTGTGGGAAGCCGTGAAGAGCGGCGACTGGGTGGGCATCGGCAGGTGGGCGGCATCCGCCCTCTACGCAGGGCTGACCGCCGACCAGAAGCAGAAGCTCACCGACTACGCCCTCTCGCTGGTGGACGGCCTGAACGGCGTCCTCGGACAGGGCGCACAGGGGCTGGCGCAGGGCGCGGCTTCTCTGGGACAGCAGCTCTTCGAGGGCATTACCGGCCGCTTTGGCGACGTTGCCTCTCTGGCCGGGCAACTGAGCGGCACCCTGCAGGACACCCTCGCGGCTCTTAAAGGCCCCCTCGGCACAGCGGCCAAGGCCATCAGCACAGCCCTCTCGGGCAACCTGCTCTCGGCCTTCCCCACAATCTTCGCCGCGATGGGTACCCTCGTCACCACGGTCGGCTCTGCCTTTGTCGCCATGCTGGAATCCATCGGTGCGGCCATCTCGGCTACCGGCATCGGCCTGCCTGTGGGTGCTATGGTCATCGCTGCAGGCGTCGCTCTGGCTGTGGCCATCGCGGCCATTGCCATGAAGCTGGGGAGCAGCAGCAGATCTTCCGTGAAGACGCCCAACAGCAGCTCCGGCTCCGGCAGCGCCGTCACCGCCCCCAGCTACTCGCTGTGGGACTACGAGAAAGAAACCGCTCGGCCTGAGCGCAAGCCCCGGCCCTCGTATGAGATCAACCAGTATATTTACTCCAAAGCGCAGACAGCGGCTGACCTGATGCGCGAAGCACGATACGAACAGGAAAGGGCGGTGCTTGCCGGTGTTTGATGCCATCTTTACCGCCAGCAGCGGCCAGAGCTTCAGCTTCGGCTACAAGGCAGGCGTGCTCTACAGCATCGACCCCATCGGCGATCTGCCGGTGGAGCTGGAGACCAGTCAGGGCTACCAGCAGGTGGGTGCCACCGTGGAGAGCCGCAGCATCTCCGGCGTGACCCGCACCATTACCGGGCGTATCCTGCGGAATACTGCCTATCTCAAGCGTCAGCTGCGGGATATTTTCACCCCCGGGGCCACCGGGCGGCTGACCGTGGCCGGAAAATACTACTGCGACGCCGAAGTGCAGCGCTGCCCCGCCATCAGCGCCGCAAACCTCTGGCCCACCTTCAGCTTTCAGCTTTACTGCCCGAATCCCTACTGGCGCAGTGTTTCCGAGACCAGCGTTTCGCTGTTCTATACGCAGCCTGCGTTCCGGCTGCCCGTCTGCTATAGCACCCACCAGTTCGGTCTGCGCATCCAGTCGGATTTTCTCAAGCTCAGCAACCCCGGCCCGGACACGCAGGATTTTGTGCTGACGCTGACTGCGCAGGGCGTCGTACGAAACCCCGGCGTGCGGGATCTTGCTACCGGAGAGTATCTTCGTTTTCTCACCGAGATGCAGGACGGCGACGTCATTCGGCTCTGGCGGGAGGACGGGCGGCTGCGCATCGACCAGATCATCGACGGCGAGACCTTCAATGCCTTCAAGCTGCTGGATGAGAGCAGCACCCTCTGGACGCTGCGTCACGGCACACGGGCATGGACACGCACTGCCGACAGCGGCATGACGGCGCTCTATCTGACCCTGAGCTTCAGCGTAGCGTATGCATCTCTTGTAGTGGAGGAAAACTCATGAGCGGCGAAAAAGCATCTGCCCTGACTGCCAGCGGTACAAAGACCATCTTTGTCTATGGCCCCGAGCTGAAGCTTCTGGGGCGAATCGAGAGCTGGGTGTCGCTGGTCTGGCCGGAGCGGTACAACACCTACAAGAACGTGCAGGGGGCGCAGCTGGAGCTTCATGAATCTACCAGCCTGCAGGCCCTCTGCCGCCCCGACCGGTATCTCTGGCTGGTAGGCAGCGAGCACCTCATGCGGATATGCTCCGCCCAGACCTCCGACCACCGCCTTGTGGTCTCTGCCCGCGACGCAGCCTACATCCTCGACGAGCGCAGCAGCCTCCAGACCCTGAAGAATTTTTCGGCAGAGACGACGCTCCGCCAGCTGGTCACGGCCATGGAGCCGTGGCCCGGCGTCGAGCTCGGCGACCTGGCCGAGATCACCGACACCTACACCGGCGAGGCCGCACCCGGCAGTCTGCTGGATGTGGCTGAGCAGGTATGTCAGGAGCTGGACATCGGCTTCCGGCTCCGGTTCGACCCGGCAGAGAAAAAGCTGCTGTTCGAGCTGTACCGCCCTCTGCTGGACCGGAACGCCCGCTATGCGCCCCAGTACGGCAACCTTACCGACCTGACCTACACCGAGAGCACGGCCGATTATAAGAATGTGGTGATCGTGGTAGGCGGCGACGCCACCGTCACGGTGGGCGCAGAGAGTGCAGCAGGAATTGCCCGGCGTGAGCTGGTGGTGGATGCCGCCAGCCGCACCAGAAGCAGCAGCCAGACCCAGAGCGACTACCTCGAAAGCCTGAAAGCCCTCGGCACGCAGGAGCTGGCCAAGCACACTCGGCTTGAGAATTTCCGCTTTACCCCTACGGATGAGGTCATGGTGGGCAAAGTCGTCGCCGCGAGCCTGCCGGGTACCGACATTCAGGCTGCCGCCCGCATCACGTCCATCACCCTGACATCCCAGAAGGGCGAGAACAGCGTCTCCACCGAGATTGGAACACCTATCATCAGGAGAAGAACATGAAACTTGTGACATACCCCCTCGACGGGGTGACTTACAGTGCCGAAGATGTGGCCGCTTATCTATGCACCCGCACCTCCGGCGTCTACTCTCGCGATTCAAACTTTGCTGTGACCGTCAGCGGCCCACGGGAGATCACCGTCTCCCCCGGTCTCGCGTGGATCAACTACGACGACTTCAAGGGCATCTCTGTCTGCGCCCGGGAGCGCGGCACGCTGATGGTACCCGACGCAAACGATATGCTGCCCCGCATCGACCGGGTGGTGCTCCAGTTTGATGCCAATGCCAATCTGACGGCTCTGAAGCTCAAGCCCGGCACTCCGGAGGCCGAACCCACTGCACCGGAGCTGATCCGGACGCACTTCATCTATGAGCTGTGTCTGTGTGAGATCTCCGTTCCGGCCGGCAGTGCAGAGATCACTGCCGCATCTCTCACCGACACCCGCACCGACGAAGCCCTCTGCGGCCTTATGCGGGACGGAGTGACCGGCATCCCCATGGACGAGCTGGGCCAGCAGGCATTGGCCAAGGCCAAAGAGACCGCCAAGCTTTGCGACAAGCTGCTGGCCAGTTACACCGGCGGCTATCTCGGCATCTGGCCCGTGACCCTCCCGGCAGACGGCTGGGCCGAATGCACCGACGTACCCGGCTACGCCTACAAGCAGACGGCCCAGCTGCGGGCGGCGAGAGAGGCAAACGTCCCCTCCGCCGTACCCACCCCGGAGACCTATACCGTGGCGGTGGCGGCGGGCCTCG